CAGCGGCTTCGTCAAGCACGGTAGGCGTTAGCAGCAGCGCTGAGTCATTGGTAGAACCGTCAGCGTTGATGAACGAGCCGACAGTCATGTACTTTTGGTCCACGCCCAGGGCTGCGGTGCCGTCCGCGGTCATGTTGGACTTCAGCAGCTTAACGGTGTCAAACACGCGCTTCTTCGTCTCAGGGTCAACGAGGTAGGTGCCTGGGCTGAACCAGAACTTTGAAGTCGGGCTTTCAAGGGCCAGCTTGTAGTTACGACGAGTCAGCCGCCACGAGTCAAGCGAGCCGTCAGCCGCGTCGACGCGCTCAACAATCATGATCCAGCTCTTGACGGAGTCGGACACGTCATACGGCAGCGCTTCAGCGTTGGCCGAGAGCGAAGCTTCGTTGATCAGCTCGAACTTGCCCAGCAAGTTCTTCTTATAGATGGTCGGCATCATGACCGTGAACGAGTCGCGTTCCAGCTTGATGATGAAGGCGTCACCAACTACCAAGGTAGTTGACTGGCCGTTCGGGATTCCGAGAACGAAGCTGATATAGCCGTTCGAGTAAGCTTCGCCTACAACGCCTGACGGCTGTAATCCGCGCTTCTTGCTGTAAACGCTGAATGTACCCACGTCAGCATCGATGATTTCGATCGTGTACACATCCTCCAAGCCGCTTTGTGAGATGTTTGCCGCCGTGAGGAAGTCAGTCGAGGTCACGTTGACAGCGTTGGCCGGGTTGATGACGAGCGCCGAAGCGAACGGACGGTCGGGCACAAACTTGACGCCAAAGCGCCGCTGACGGCTGACAAAGTTTTGAACGCTCGAGACCGCACCTGGCCACGGAGCTAAGCTGTACGCGCTCGATGCATAGGTAACGAGCTTCAGGGCTGAGTCATAGACCCGCTTGTCGCTGTCAGCGTTGACTACGCCGAAGACGGACTGAGGCGGCGTGGTCTCAGTCAGGTCAGGGCCCAGGTAGACCAGCCGTTCAGGCTCGCCGTACCAGTGCCTGTCGAGCGCGCCCTGGATGACCGTCTTCTCTTGCAAGCCTAGGCTATAGTCCTCGATGAAAGAGACGCGCGGCCGGATGTAAGCGTCAGACAGCGGGAATGACGACTGGCTAAAAGCGTAGCTGATTAGGTTGTAGATGCCTGGCTCTGAGAGCGCAGGTTCGAGAACCTGATCGATGAACGTCCGAGCCGATACCTTGTAGGAGGTAGCTTCAGCTCCGATGTCAAAGAAGATGCGGCCGTCATCACCGAACAGCTTGATGTTCTGGTACTTGGTGGAGGCGTCATTCCACTCGATGTACTTCGGCTGACCGGCAAAGGTCCGATTGACAGCCTTCAGCTTGAGGATAGACGGGTCTTGCAGCAGGAAGTTGTTGTAATCCTGCCCGTTGACCATGCGGTCCTGGGTGTAGAAGTTACCAGGAGCCGCTTGCTTGATATGCTCGAAGTCCTCAGAGTCGGCCGAGTTTTGCAGCGCGGCTGTCAACGAGAAGGTCAACGTGCAGGTCTCACGGCGGCCCTGCTTCGAGTTGTAGACGAAGGTAGTCGAGCTGTCAACGATGTCGGTCTTTGAGACCGTCAGGCTACCACTGGTAGACGTGCGAGTCCAGATGTTGAACGAGCCGAGCGGGATCGCAGCATAGTCGCCCGAGCCGAAGACGAGCCGGATCTGGTCACGCTCGCGCGTCTCGACCTCGAACTTCTTCTGGTTGCTGATCGTGTTGAAGGCAAGGTTCGAGCCGTTAACGGCATCTACCTGCTCCCACTCGTAGAGGATGTTGCCTGCGGTGTCGACCTCATGCAGCCACACGTCAACGTCGTTGATATTCGGCAGGTCAACGTCGATGACACGGTTCGGCTGGAGGTCGGTGAAGGTGTACGGCAGCTTCTGCAGGACGCCTTGCTTCAAGTACATCAGGAAGCCGGTCATGTCTGACGAGTCACCGTAGCCATCATCGCTGTAGACAAGCGAGAAGTGCTGATTCGGGTCAGGGCTGCGCTCGAAGACGCCGGAATCGTCCACGTCGGCAGGTACCAGCTCAAACTTGAGCTCTTGACCGTTGACGTTCACAGACAATGGCAGGGTGCCGTTCTCAAAGGAGGTGCCGTCGGCTTCAGCTTCGAGCAGGTTCAGCAGCTCATACTGCTGGATGATCATGTCATCAACCTGTGTCGACTTAAACGGCGCGCCAAGCTGAGTAGCCAGCAGGCGGTTCATGACGAGCTGGAACTGCTCACGCCACAGCGGATTGTTCGGGTCAGCCCACTTGACAACCTTGTTGGTCAGGCTATTGCCTTGCGAGTCGACCAGGTTCTCTGAGCATGCAACAGACGTCAGCTTAACAAAGCCACGCAGCGGCAGGTTACGTGACGCTGAGTAGGAGACGAGGTTGGCGAGGCGAAGGATATTCTGCTTCCGGCGGGCCGTCGGCAGCATGTTCTCATGTGCAGCCATGTCGACACGGTAAGCGTGCTGCTCGGCGACATAGGCAAACAGGTCGATGATGGCTACCAGCTCCGAGCTGTCAATGTAGTCATTGAAGTTCTCGGGATAGTTCAGCTTCAGGTAGTCAAGCAGGGACTGCTTGACCGCATCGAAATCGTACGCGGTGAAGTTAATCTGCTCAAAAGCCTTATAGACTTTATCCCAGCTCTCAGCTGCGTACAAGAGTGTGTTAGTCATAGGGCTTATTTAGTCAGGTAGGCAATTGCGTTGTCAAGCGACTCTTGCCTGCCAGTCACGGCTTCATCTTCGATGAAGATTGGGCGCTTAGGGTAGTGCTTCGTCCAGTCACGCTTAAGCAGCTCCTCATACGTCTCGCCCCAGTGGAAGATCTCTACGTTAACAAGCTGCTCGACCTTGGAGCGAGGTTGACGACCGGGAACCATCAACGAGTCCTGGTCATCAATGATGATGACGACTTTCTGGTAGAGGGTAGAGAACCGATGACCATCATCCACAGGCGCAAGGACAAACACAAACCTGTCTGTTGTTGCGCCGTCTGCGGAAACACCTTTGGTCTTGATGATGTTGCTGACAGTCTCGTAGTCAAGGTTCTCGAGGTCCTGCTGAAACTTCAAGATGCGCCGCTTTATTGGCACGACACCTTCATCCTCCTTGACCACGGGCGGCACGTAGGAGAGGCACTTAGGCAAGCGCTTGTACTTGTCCTTCAGCACAGCCACAAGCTCCTGCACGGTCCGGAACTTCTTCTCATGCTTCGAGTCAACGAAGTAGGTGCTCGTGTCCTCCCAGCCAAACAGCGGCTTGTAGAGCTTGATCACGTCCCTGAGCCCATAGCCCTTGACCACGATGCAAAGCTTCGAGCGGTTTATAATTCCGGGTTTTGAGCTGGACTTGACTTCGGCCTCGAAGCCCTTTGCCTCGAGCTCCTTAGCGAAGCGAGACAGGGTTGTATGGGCGCTAGGGCCTGTATCGAGCAGTTCAAGTAGCTTCATGCTGGCATCGCCCAACGCTTAAGATTTGTTCCTGGCTTCAGCGTGACGCTGTGGATAAAGTTGGTATGCCCGGCCACTTTCTTGTGCTTGTTGCCTGGATCATCGACATACATGGCAACGCCCATGCTCATATCGTCTGGGAAATGGTAAGCAGTCGTCCAATGGTTGTCCGACTCTTTTCTTGCGAGCAACAGGATACCGCCCTCAACATCAGTCTCTTGATGCTTAATGACGGTTGGCCCGTAGTTGTGCCGCATCACCCACTTTGACGCTTGAAGCTTTGTCTCGTAGTCCTCATCAATGAGGTACTGTTGAAATTCTAGCGCTTCTGACCGGGCGCTCTCTTTAAGCTCTTGTTGCTGCTCCACCCAGTTAGCCAATGGCTGCATCGTCATAAACTCATTTACGTCATTGCAAAATCCACGGCCGCTAGCCGCATTCGTGTCCCAATAAAACATCGCGACGGTTATCTTGTTGTCGATGCATAAGGCCATGTTAGACAGCGGCTGACCTACATCCTTATCGTTGACCTCTTTCCAATAGCCTTGCGTTGGGTCAATCTTGACGATTCGAATGTCACTCTCAGGCAAGAGCTCGACGAGTTCTTGCTGAGCCTTTAGGATGGCTGACCGATCAGTTTCTTCAAGCAGTGACTGCAGCTTCATCGCGAACCCACCTCGATCCTCAAGTCCTTAGTGACATTGAACTCGATGTATTGGATCTTAGCCACGCAGATAAGCCGGTGGTTGTCCATGTCCGAGATGATGTCGCACTCTTGCAGCCGCACGCGGGGGTCACCGTTGATGACCTTCAGCACGTCCTCCTTCAAGATGTCCGCGGTGACGGTGTCGTTCGGCTCGAAGACCAGTAACGGGATGCGCGTGCCGAAGTCAGGCTGCATGATTCGCTCACCCTTGACGGTGAACAACTCGTTGAAGAGGTCCTCTTGGATCAGCTCGACGTTGTAGAGGGTGAAGCCTTTGCCGACATTCTCGTAGCCTTTGGTGCTGAACCCACGGTAGAACTTGTACTGGCTCATAAGTTATGCCCATGTGCGTAGTCAGCAAACTCTTGGCCGCTGTAAAAATAGACCGAGTGGAAGCTTCGAGTACGGTCATCGATGACGTTTCTAACGATGCATTCTCGCTCGTTGTACTTGAAGGCGTATAGCAGCATAGGAGCCCGCTCATCCCTGCTCACAGAGAGCTTGAACTTGTTGCCACCTAGGTGCTTGACATCAACCTCCCACCCAAGGTCAATCAGCTCCTGCTGAAATTTCAGCACGAAGGTACGGCGTTCATCTTCAAAGATGGCTACGAGCTTCATCCAATGTATTTAAAATTGCGAGGCTCGTTCTTAGCAAAGGCTGAGTCCTCATCACGCACCCATGACTCATGCTCAGGCTTGACCATGCCGCCTGCTTTGCCCTGCTGAGGCATCTCGCCCATGTACGGCACAGAGAGGACTTTATGACCGCTGTAAGCGCTGGACGAGCTCGCACCGCCTGTAACCACGATGGTAGAGTTATTGTCGGTGTCCTTGAGGTTCATGCTCGCACCGCTTTGCCAGTTGACGCTCGGGAACGCCAGGTTGACACTTGGGCCCTGCAAGTTGACGGAACCCGAAGACTTGACGTTGAAGCCCTCGCTGCCGCGCACCGTTAGCAACGTGCCTTGCTGGCTCACCGACTGGACCTTGCCGGCTGAATCAAGCTCGATGTTGCTCGTACCCGACCCGCCCTTCTCAGGCCAACGATAGATCACGTCGAGCGGGTTGCTTGTCTGGACAGTCTCAGCTCCGAGAGCGCCCGCTTGAGGGCCGTTGAAGGTCTTTAGCTTGAGGTCACGGCTTGCAGCGATCAACACGTCGGCGTTTGTAGACTTTAATGTCACATCGCACTTGGCGGTCACGTGAACCGAGCGCTCCTCGCTCTTGATGTGGACGCGCTTGTTCGCGACGATGTTGATGTTCTCGTCGGAGTACAAGTTGAGGTCATTCTTGGCTCGAATGCTGACCTTCGAGTCGGAGTAGACGTAGATCTTGCCGTTACCTTCGTCGAGCTCGATGTAGTTCTTACCTTCAGCCGTCGAGATGTAGATCCGCTCATTAGTGTCGTCGAGGATGATTTGAGAGCCGTTAGTGGTTTTCAGCCTGATACGGCAATGCTCATCTACGTCCGACATCACGAACATGTGCCGGCCAGGCGAGGTTAGCGAGACGGCCTGTGAGTCAGCTTTAGCTGGCTCGAGAGGCTTAGGCGCATAGCCGTTGTCCGTAGGCTTGTTGTTGTTCTTGTTAGATGGGTGGCTGACAGATCGCTCATAGCCGCCTCGCGTTTTGAAGTGGGTTGACCCCTTCCACAAGCCTGCCTTCTGAAGCTTCTCTTGCGCGTGCGGGAAGTCCTTTTGCGGGTAGACACCCGATTCGTCAATCTCAGACGTAACGCCGTCAATGCCTGCAGGCAAGGTCCGGTTGTGCTCAGGAATGTAGACGCAACCGACCCAAAACCGGTTGTCAGGGTTGCCGTCAATGCAACCGACCAGCACCTGGGCGCTGTTCTTCGGGATCGCCCAGAAGCCGTAGGCTGAGATGCCTGGTAGGGTCTCCCCCTCTGGCCCCACAGCAAAGTTGGCTGTCACGCCGCCGAACGGCGACACGTATGTAGCCCAAGGCAAGTCAGCGACATTAAAGCTGTTTGCGTCATAGGCGGGCACGTAAATTTGCAGCCGTCCTTGCTGAGCAGGGTCAGCGTTATTCTTGACAATGCCTAAGGTCATGCCGTACTGCTTGCCGTAGCCCGGAATGCCTGAGGCGCCGTGGTTGATCTCTTTCATTTGTTCTCTGCTTCAGGAACCGCTGCCACCGTCAAATGCTGCTTGAACTGTCCGCCTGAGAAGACATTTTCAACCGTGATGACTTTGTAGTAGTTGGTGTAGTAAAATTGGCGCTTGCCACCCGGTGCTCGAGGGTCCAACATCCAGATGTTAACCTTGACCCACACGTTCTTTCCACCGTACAGGTCGCCGACTACGCTGCCGTCCGGATAGTAAGCCGTACAGTCAAGGAGGTCAAGGTTACCTCGAATCTCAAACTGCTGTTGGAACGAGATCGAGGTTTGGAAGTCGCCGATGGCGTCGGACGCGAGCCGATAAGACGGCGTGGCGCTATAAGGCGCATTTGTGTAGCCGATTCGGTCATTAGCCGTGACACGGGGCGGCATCCGTACATCATTCTTTTGAAAGCCAAGAGTCGAGCGTTGGACTTCGACTGTGGTGCCGTTCTGCGTCGTGTCATCTGTAACGATGCTCTCGCTGTAAACACGAGGCCGATCCTTGGGCATGTTCGCGCTCTGGTTGAACGTGTAGTCAAAGCCGCTTTCAATCTTGACGGGAGTCCACGCTCCTACATTTTGGAACTTGACCTCGTATGAGGTGATGTCGACATTTTTGCCGGCTTCAGCAAAGTAGTAGTCAAACACCCACGACTTCTGCATGCCACCCTTGTTGACAGCGATGTGATAGTGGATCAGCACCTGGTCATCCTTGTAAACGACACGAGGCTGAATCAACGGGATGAAGATGTTCGGATGGCCCTCCTTTTGGAGGCCTGGCTTTGATTCGCCGATCTTCTGCTGTAGCTTGGGAGAGGCTTGCAGGATCTTTTGGATAAAGGAGCCAATCTGCAGCTGAGGGTTCGAGGTAAACTGGCTCTTCTCACCCGGCGCATTTGAGTTCTTGTTAAGCGTCTCGATCGCACCCTTGATATCCGGGTCCCATGTGATCTTGTAGACGAGCGGGCGGCCTTGATCCGTGGTGCCTTCGGTCTTATAGATCTGGCCGTAGCCCTCATTGAGCCTCTTCTCGAGATTGCTCAATGCCTCCTCAACCGTGCCTGCGCTAAAGGAGACAGCGCGCTTCGTGTAAGCGTAGTTCATCGCCGCGCCGGAGAACGGGTCATCTGTCAAGCCTAGCGTCGCTGCCGTCGTAAAGGTCAGGCCATACTTGCCACCCATCTCTGAGAAGGTAGCCGTTACATTGGGCTGCATGACCATGGGAATCAGCTTAGCCGTGATAGTCTCGATCGTGTTGTCAACCTTTCGACCGACAAAGAAGATCTTTAGCACGAACTTCAAGCTGTCAGTGGCAGCGGCTGTTACCTGATAGTTACTGCGCATTGCGCTCAGCTTCTCGATGAAGGAGAACCCGCCTGGCTCAGTGACTGTCATTGATAGCGCGCCGTAAGGGATCAGCATTTCGGTCTTAGCCGAAGCCTCAGACTGTGCTACAAAGTGCACGTCGTCAATTGACTGATGAGCGTCCTTTCGCGTGTTAATCAGCAACGTGCCGTTAGGCGTGAAGCTGTCGGTGGACTTGTTCTCATCCTTCGTGGTTAGGTCCTGCAGCTTATCCCAGCTGGGATGAGCATGCAGCTCGAAGTGGTAGGTGTACGTGACGTACACATCGAGCGGATTAGCCGGCACTGACATTAGATGCTTCCCACCGCTGTTGTAGGCACGCCGCCGACCTTGGTGACGCCGAAGGCTGAAGTAACCTTGTCCTTTGACGGCATGAGCAACATATAACCCGTCACCAACTCAAGCGGGTCGAGGATATCATTGTACTGCATGATGAGCCAGCTTAAACGTGTATCGCCGTAGAAGGCAAAGGCGAGCAGGTCAGGCCGCCCGACATACTTCTCTTCGAGCACGTAGATGACGTCCGAGAGGTCATGGGCGTTGTCGACTCTCTCCCACCACTCGACAAAGCGAGCCGAGACCTCCGTCACGCCGCCGCGGGTATAGCGGCCGTTGCGTTGGTTGTATGTCGAGTCCTTGACGGTATAGTCAGCCATTTAATCTCCTACGGGGCCGGGCGGCACCAGGGGCGTGTCACGGCCGAAGGCTGATGTCGAGCTAGGTTGTGTGACGGTTGACACGCTTTTGGTGACGGTCTTGCCTACTTCGCTAACCGCTACGTTGGCGCCTGACACGAAGATGTTCTTCAGCACCGGAGGCAAGCTGTTTGTAATCGCCCTGACCGCGGGACTATTTAGGGCGGCTGTTCCCAGCGTCCGAGCGATCGTGCCGGCGATCACGCCTGGCACTGTGACCTTGCCACCCCCTAAAGCCGACATCACGGAGGTAATGTTGCTCGCGCTAGGAAGAGAGGTCCGCAGCGGATCAGTTCGACCGTAGCCGTTGCCCGTAAGCTCGAACGAGCTTGAGCTCTCATTCTGGCTCTTGGAGAACTCGCCTTCGCCGCCCAAGCTAAGGCGCCAGGCCCCAGCTGTCACCTCTGCTGCCGAGTACACCTCCTCAACGGTTACGTCAAGCTGGCCGATGATTGGCATCGGCTGCTCTCCAGTGAAGATGTAGTCAACCTCCTCAGGGAAGTTCCAGCCGTACTGACGGAGGACGACGCGCCGCCCGTCAATGTTGTCATTGCGGTAGCCATAGATTGTCAGGATCGGCGGCGTGGCGCCCGTGCCCCCAAAGTCAGGCAGGATCCAACGGCGGATCAGGTCAAGGTTACGCGCATTCTGTGTCGCCTCATCCGTGGTTCGCGAGATGAGCTTGCCTGTGATGGCAAAGGTCCGGCTCGAGGTCTGCTTGTAGCTAACCAAGGCCGTGGGCAGGTGGATGATGCCGTAGCCTTCATAGCCAGCTTGCCGTGACTCAGACAGCGGCGCGCTAGCTTCAAACACCACGTCGCCGCCGGGGCCGGACAAGCGGATCTTGTAGTCAGGCAGGTTGGAGCGCTTGCCGGTAATAACTACCGGCTCTTCATTTTCGGTGATGATGTCGTCGTCCATCAACCTCTCCTGCTAGGCCGCTTCAGCGGCGTGTTGTGGTGATCAACTTCAAGCGGCTGGACCGGCTTACGAGTGATCAGCGTGTTGTTTGCTCGCGCGCCGACTACGAAGTCGCCGAACACGTCATGCTCGAACTGACCGTCATAGTCATCGCCGTAGCCTAAGCCGTCAACGCTGTCGGGATCATAGAACACATCAGTTGGAGCGAGCAGACGGCTATAGTAGTCATAGACCGGCAGGGTCGCGTTGCTCGCATGTGGGACATGCTGATCTACCAACGGTGGGGCGAGGTACAGCGATGCGTTTTCATGCTTTGAGAAGCGCAGCTTTGGCAGAATGACGTTTCCACGGGCGTCATACTCTTGCCGTAGCGGCTTGCGAAGCTCGTCAAACTGCTGGCGATGCTGTCTGTGATCAACGCCGGCGCCGTGCTGGCGGAGGTCAATCTCAGAGACGAGCTTAACCGAACCCGAGGCGATGTCAGTCAACGCTACGGTGTGCCTATTAAGGTCAGGGTTGGAGCTTTCGAGAATGTCAAGGATGACAGAGACAGGCACGACGCGGAAGCTAGGTAGCAGCCTGAAGACTACGTTCGTTTCAGACAGGCCATAACGGCCTTCGTCACGGTAGACGCCGATCAAGATTCGCTGGCCGAAGAGAGTCCACTGTCTCGCTCCAAGCTCCGGTGCAGGCTGCCAAAGCACCAAGCACTGGTAGTCGTCATGGTTGTCAGGCTCGTAGATCCAGCAACCTTTAGGTTGAGGCAGCTCCTCGCGAGGAGCGGACAGGTTGTCAAACTCCCCGCCTCCTCCTTCAGGGTCATAACTCATGCCGCGTCCTTCTCAACCTTCTGCTTCGCCGACTCTTCAGGCGGCGGCTTGATCATCTTGATCTTGCTAACCAGCAGGTCGAGGATGTCATCATTGACCTTAGGTCCGTAGAACTTCTTAAAGGCTGCAACCTGCTTGGCTTCGTCCTCGCCGGCGCGCTGGAAAGCTTCACGGATAGTCGTGCCGGACTGGTTACCGTCTCGAGCATTGCTGATCACATAGTAGGCGCCTGGAGGATCGGACTCGCCGGTCTTCAAGCCGGCGGCTGCATGCGCAAAGGGCACCGGCTTGCCTGACTTGGTCGGGTACTGCTCGAAGAACTTTGACGACTCATAGCGCTCTACGTCCTTATCGCCGGCTACCATGACCATCACAGTAGGAGCCTTGTAGAGCTCAAGCACCTCCTTCGGAGCGAAAGCAGGGTTCTTGCACTCGATGATCTTCTCAGGCGAGATGCCGAACAGCTGAACCATGATCTCGACCCGCTCCTCAAAGGTGAACGGCGAGATGTCACCGTTGCCTGGGTCAAAGTTGGTCTTGTTGGAGGTCGCGATCCACACGGCACCTTCGCCGAACTGCTTGCACAGCTCACGGTAGACCGAGTAGTGACCCTTGTGGAAAGGCTGGAACCGGCCGCCGTAGATGACGGCTAAGAGCTTGCGCTCTTCGAGGAGGACTGAGAGCTTCATTGCTTGTTAAACCGATCTATTACTTCGCCCATCGTTTTTGTAAAAGCATCATCTAAGATAGTATCGTCGGGGGCTTGCAAAAACTGCTTGAACGGTGACATGATGTACACCGAATCTGCTCTAATTGCATATGTGACACTATTGTACAAAGCGGTGCTCATGACAGCGTCAACGGTAGCTTTGTCAATCAGCGTTAGCTGCTTAACAAAGGCTGGATTACGCCCCGCGGTCACAGGTGAGATGCGGGTTGCAATGTCACCGTGTTCAATTAATGCTTGCTGGCAGCGTAGCACCCACCGCCTCAGCATTAAGTCGAGTGATGATTCAAAGAGAGCCGTCAACTTCATTTTCCGTCTCGCTTTACAGGGCGCGCCAGCTCACAGTCCTTGATCACGTAGTCGATGAACTTAGCTTCGTTGTCGAATTGTCTGCAAGCTAGCATGCAATGTCCATCCTTGACATCGATTTCACCTGACGTGTATTCAGCGACGTAGATTCCTGGGACATAGCCTTCGTCAACGTGCGGTGCTTGAGACTCAACCCAAATCATGTATGCCTTGATGATCGACCCGCCTGGGACAGGCAGGTACCGCGCCCTCGGCCTTAGCTTCAAGTCGCGGTGCGGCAACGCTTCAACGAGCAGCTGTTGAAAGCGAAGCGCTGTCTGCCTGAGCGCGAGAGGCTGTTCCAAGAGGGCATAAATACGCATGGACTATTTACCAACTCAGCTAGCATGGCAAAATGCCTCTAAACGGCAAGAGGTGGTAAGATCAACTTGTCTTAACACGGCCTGAGGGATAAGGCTGGTTACTTGCAATAGGAAACAGATTACATGGCAACACAGCCCACCGAAGGTAAAGTCTTTTACCTTAAGAATGCCGACCTTCTCGTTGAGGTCATTAAGTGCAAGGAGGTGGGCAAGATGAGCAATAAGCTCGCTTCGATGCTCCACATGCTAACCACACGTTACGCATCGAAGCCGAACTTCTCAGGCTACACGTACATCGATGACATGATCGCTGAGGCGCTCGCCGACCTCTGCAAGAATGCGCTGAAGTTTAAGCCTGAACGCTCATCCAACCCGTTTGCGTTCTACACCCAATGCATCCACAACTCGTTCCTCGGCTACCTCAACAATGAGAAGAAGCACCGTCGCATCCGTGACGCCATGCTGGTAGAGATCGGTGAGAACCCGTCCTTCAACTTCCAAGAGGAGTACCGTCAGAACTCAGGCGAAGGCTCTGAGGTCAGGAACGAGCTGCAAGAGCTGAGCGCTGAGATCGCCGAGGCTAAGATCCGCCGCGCTGCCGACGAGCAGAAGATTGCGGACGAGAAGGCCCTCGAAGCCATGGCGGCTGAATCACCTGCAGTTAGCCTGCTAACATTTGATGATGATGAACCTAAAGCAGCCTAACACGCCAACCTAAAGCAGGTCCGCTGGCTACAGGTTCTCCGCGGTTTTTCGCAGACATCAAGGTTTTAACAGGCAGACCTTGTTCTTCGCAGAAACGTCTTAGCGAACGCACGATGGTAACCTCTCCATTAGGCGAGGTTACTTCCCAAAGCTTTGAGCGGGCGAGTCGTTTTGCTTCAACGGATGGATGTAATGGATCATCTAGATTCCGGCGAACAAGCGTTGCACGCAATGCTTCTTTCATGTGATGAGGCTTCGGTTTACCTTTTACAGCTAAGCTAATTGCGTCGCGTTGAGCTTGAGAAATGACTTTGCCTTTATGCAACTTTGACATTTTTACTCTGAACTCGTCCGAGTGAGTTTTCCCATAGAACGAGTTGAACGGACCAGCTGAAAGCACATCTCGTCGGCCAGCGCCACCTGGTGTTAGGTTTGATAAAATGCCACCATCAATAGAACGACGGTAAAATGCTATCAGTTCTACCTCTTTCTCCTCTGCGGCTAAACTTGCAAGCTTGGTATGTAGTTGCACTATGATAGGCCTAAGACCTAACACATGAAGCTTTCGTAGCTTGTTTAGCTTGATAAGATTTGAGCGTCTTGCCTTGCATTCAGCCATTGAAGGTTCAGTCAAATACCATTCTAACTCTGTCATGTGATCATACATTCGTCGCCGTACACCTTTACCTACGTAAAACGGCTCATGTGTTAAGCCGTTAGGATCATCGCTGATAGGCTTGCGCGGGTCAAGATAGACGTAGACATAGTAGTTATCCATAAGCAATATATTCTCATGCTTCAGAAAATCAGTGGACCTGACGCGACCAAGATTGCAATGTTCACGGACATTCACTGGGGCGTACGTTCAAATTCGGTTCAACATAACCAGGATAACCTAGACTATGTCGATTGGTTTATCAAATCACTCCCAAGTGATATTTCTCACATCGCATTTCTAGGTGACTGGTTTGAAAATCGTTCAGCGATCAATGTGCAAACGCTGTCGATGTCCGCTGAAGGCTTGCAAAAGTTAGATAAACTTGGAATCCCGATCATGTTCATCACCGGGAACCATGATCTTTACCGACGCACGACTCGTGACATCCACTCGCTCAGCGTATTCAGCTCGGTTAGAAATGTCACCATTGTCGAAGATGCTATTAGCCTAAATGGCAAACAGCTATTCTTGCCGTATCTGTTTGACCATGAATTTCTCGCGCTTGCTGATATTATCAATGCGCATGAAACCGTCTACGGTCATTTTGAGTTCAATGATTTTGTGTTGACTGGTCATAGCACAATCATGGAGCGCGGTCAGGACAGGCGGCTCGTTAGTAAACCGAAAAAGATCTTCTCAGGCCACTTCCATAAACGACAAGTCATCGACAATATTTGCTACATCGGTAACACATTTCCGACTAATTTCGGTGATGCAGGCGATGACGCTCGTGGCATGGCAGTTTATGATGTAGCCGCCGACAAAGTTGAATTCAAGGACTGGGAAGACTGCCCAAAGTACTTGAAGGTCAAGCTGGGTGACGTGATCGCCAACAAGTGGTCCCCGAAAGCAAAGACGCGCGTCAAGTGCGTGGTGGACATCGACATCAGCTACACAGAGGCGCAAGAGCTCCGCGAAGCGTTGATCGAGGCCCACAACCTGCGCGACTTGGTCCTCGAAGAGGACCGAGAGGCAAAGCAAGGCTTGGTCGAAGGCGACTCATCCAAGGTGACCGAAGTGCATGACCTCAAGTTTGACAGTGTTGACGAGCTCGTGACCTCCCAGCTTGAAGCCGCCATTGATGACGGTGCCGCCAAAGGCAAGTATGACCTCAAGCTGTTGCTTGAGATCTACAAGAGCCTCAAGATCGAAACAACAGACAAGGACGCAACAGCATGAATGAGGATGCTCAAATCGTGACAGCTGACGCTCCGAATCGTTACGAAGCTAAACGTTCGGGGTACCGGCAGGAGCACAGTACGTGCTGGTAGTCAAGATTCAAAGCTCGCTTGCGCCTGACCAGGTCAAGCAAGGAGCTGTCATCGAGCCAGGTGAGAGCCTAACGGTCAACCTTGACTTCGAAACCGAAGTTCTCAACATCAGCCAGCATAGCATTGGCACACATGGAGCGGAAATGTTTAACGGTACCTCAGCATTAGACCTCAACACAGCCTTCTACCAAGAAGGCGCCTTCTACAAGCACAAGGACGGCGGCTTGTACAAGACCACCGGCGTGGGCAAGAGTACGGCTGACGGGCAACGCTACGTCATCTATCAGCATGTCTTCCCGTTCGTTCACAGCATCTACCTTCGCCCGCTCGATGAGTGGACCCGGGACCGTTTTGAGCTGCTTGACTTCATGCAAGCCACCGAGTATCAAGGGCAAGATCGGTACGAACTGCAGACAGCTATTACCGCACGCCGTGAAACTCGTAAAGCCGCACAGGTGCCCAAGCCTGACTTCACACAAAAAACAGACGTTGTGGCAACTATCGGTTATGATGGTCTGCTCGCTACCGGCTTCACGTTGCAGCATGTCGATGTCGACATTGAGCAGCTAAATGAGACGATTCGCGCTCACAATGAGTGGAGCCAAGAGCACAACAAGAGCACCTTTAGCGGCGACGCTGACGACATTCATTCAACCAACGGTGTTTGACAGGATCTAGGCATGAGCAAGGTTACGTTCGAGGACATGTGGTGGAAGAATTTCATGTCCTTCGGCAACGTCATGACGACGGTCGATCTGACACGACCAGGTACCACCTTGATTGTCGGCGAGAACGCCGATGAAGGTGGCTCGTCCGGCGCCGGCAAGACCACGATCATGAACGTGCTGTCCTACATCGTCTACGATAAGATCCCTCGTGATGATGTGAAGAAGGACAAGCTGATCAACAACATCAACAACGCCAAGACCATCACGATGGAGGCGGGGCTCAACCTAACAGTGGGCGTTGACAAGTATAAGCTAGAGCGCCGGCGTGGGTATAACGCCGGCGTCGGGATGTGGAAGAACGGCGTCGACATCACGCCTGACTCGGTCGCCAACTTCAACCTGGCAGCTGAAGAGCTGATCGGCTTCTCCTACAACCTCTTTAGTCAGATCATCCTCTTCAACGGCAGCTCAACTCCTTTCCTGAGCCTGTCAGGACCCGAGCAGCGCTCGCTGATCGAGGAGCTCCTGCGGATCACCCTGCTGTCGCGCAAGGCTGAAGCTTTGAAGCTGCTCATGTCAGCGACCGAGAGCGAGCTGAAGATCAACTTAGCCTTGATCGAGCAGCAGAAGAAGCACGCCGAACGGCACCAGCAGATGATCGCCGCCGCAGAGAAGCGCGTCTCAGACTGGAACATCCAGCACGTCGCGGATATCCGAGCGCAGGAGGTCAAGCTTGAAACTCTGATGTCGGTTGACTTTGACGCCGAGGAGCAGATCCATGCTATGATCAAGGAGCTGCAAGAGAAGATCGCGCCTATCGACAGCGCAATTAGCCAGCATGCGGCTCTGATTCGGGCCGAGCGAGCTAAAACTTACCCAGGCAGCAGCAAGATCGCAGTCATGCGGCGCGACCTCGCCGCTTTGAAGAGCGAGAAGGCTAAGTATGAGGCTGAGCTGGGTCACCTCGCTGACGCCAAGTGCCCGTACTGCTTGCAAAAGTTCGAGGACGCTGCGAGTAAGATCGCTGAGCTGCAGGTCAATCTCGACTCCGCTACCATCGCTCTAGCTACCTTGTCTAACGGGTTGCAGCTTGAAGTAGACTCTCAGGTCATGTTTGAAACCCAACGCGACAATGTCGCCGGCAACATGGAGCTGGACCTTGAAGCGATGCGGGAGAGCAAGGTCAGCCTAGCTGGAGAGCTGGCTGACTACCAAGCCGTCCTGACCTACAAGACCTACAAGGACCACGTCAACGCCGCGTCGATGGCAGGCACGCTTGCTGACAAGATCGACAAGCTAAAGGATGAGGTCAATCCCCACCTTGACGCGCATGCGGCTTTGAAGAATGATCCAGGCGTACAGCTCGACACCACCAAGGTTGACGAGCTGACCAAGCTGAAGGAGCACCAGAAGGTTCTCCACAAGCTGCTGACTGACAAGAACAGCTACATCCGCAAGGGCATCATCAGCAAGACGCTGCCGTTCCTCAACAAGCGGATCGCCTACTACACCGAGCGGTTGGGCCTGCCGCATGTTGTGCTCTTCCAGCCTGACATGTCTTGCGAGATCGCTAAGATGGGTCTAGAGCTTAGTCACGGAAACCTGTCCAACGGCGAGCAGAAGCGCTTGAACCTTGGCCTGTGCTTCGCCTTCCGGGACGCGCTAACTTACCTGCACTCCAAGGTCAACGTCCTGCTAACCGACGAGGTCGACGGCGGCTCGCTCGATGAGCAAGCGGTGACAGCGATGATCTCGCTGCTGAAGCACAAAGCGTGGGACGACAAGATCGGCATCTTCATCATCTCGCACCGCCCCGAGTTTGACGGCAAGTGCGACCGGAACCTGATCGTCCGCAAGGAGTGCGGGTTCTCCTCGCTGATCAAGCAGGTTGACTAAGGCTGCCAGGGTACGCGTCAACATGCTTGACGATCATGGCTGCAAACTGCGCTCGGGTGCTCATTCTCCAATACTGATAGCCACCGACAGCTCGCCATGAGATGGTGGCGTCAGTTGTCGAGCTAACATACACATATGTGTTGTCAGGTAGCCTGACCTCCAAGCATGGCTCAATCAAACCTCGCCAGAGCTTGACCTGAACACAGTCGGGTAGCTCAGCAACGAGCCATTGCTCAAGAGCAAACAGTTCGATCCTAGTCATCCTACGGATTGTACACCCTTGGGCCACCGTGTAAATAGGTGCATGAGCGTTGAAAACGCATATGCTGTGCTTCGCCGGCAGATTGAGGAGCTCAAGCTCTTTGACTCGCGTGGCAGGTTTCAGCCCAAGGCTCCCACGCCTCCTGACTTTGTAACCGCTTGCTTTGCGGCCACCTCAGAGTGCAAGTCTCTCGAGCTGAGAGACCGCATCTACTGGGTGGTCAACGACCTCCGTTCTCACCCAACCTGCAAGTCGTGCGGGGCTCAGCTCTCGATACCTAAGAACTTCAGCCAACGGTCAAGGGATAAGCAGTACTGTCCCGGTGGCTGCCACGCTAAGAGCGAGGAGGTCAAGGCCAGGATGCGCGAAACCTGCCGCAGGCGCTACGGAATTGACAATGTAGGTGAGATACCCGAAGTCAAGTCAAAGATGCGTAGGACCTGCCTTGCAAGGTACGGGGTGCCTCATCCTATGCAGGACTCCGCTGTGTTCGAGCGTCATCAGCGCGCCAGCGTTAAGCTCAAGACGTTCACCACGCCCAGCGGCAACATGCTTCGATACCAGGGCTATGAGGACGTGGCTCTCAGACTGTTGTTCGAGATGAAGCTCAACGAGGCTGACATTATGGTCAGCCGAAGCAACATGCCCCGTATCCTCTACTTCAAAGGGGCGCGGCGAGCACGGTACTATCCCGACATCTACGTGCCTAGCCTGAACCTGCTCCTCGAAGTCAAGAGCGTCTATACCTTCAATCGAGAGCGGGACCTGACCTTTGCCAAGCAGGACGCCTGCGTCAAGCAGGGCTATAAGCACCTGATCGTCATCTGTGACAAGCGACACGTGCTTGAGATTTTGTGACTGCTAAATAAGCTCAATGACTGATACACAAATCAACGAGCTGAAGCCCGCTCGCAAGAAGGCCGTCAACGGTCGCGCTAAAGGCGCGGGCTTCGAGCTGACCATGGCGAAGCTCCTCTCAACTACCTTCGCGCCGCTGAACTTCAAGCGGACACAGTCGAGCGGCGCGATCGTCGGCGGCAGGAACTCCTGGCAAACCCAGCTCTACAGCCAGCACATGCTGTCGGCCTTTGTCGGCGACATCTTCCCAGTCAATGAGGAGGACATAGCCAAGGCAGAGGGCTGGAAGTTCCGATTCACCGTCGAGTGCAAGTTTTATCAGTCACAGGATGCGTTTGCGACATTGTTCAAAAATCCTCAGCTATTGACATGGTGGGCACAAGCTAAGAGAGACGCTGCTAAGATCCCAGACCGCGAGCCATTGCTTATTTGCAAATTCAACTTCACAGATACATACGTTGGGTTTGAATGCGACCCTCCCAAAACTGTTTCTCGCGTTGTACAGATCGACGATGTGAAATTTTGTCTGATGAATGAAGCCTTAAAGGATCTTAATTGGTGGAAAGCAAAGCTGTAGTCTACATGTACATTGATCCCAAGACCGATACGCCTCGCTATCGGTAAAGGGCTTCCTCATAGACTATTTGATCATCTTAAGTGGTCTCATAATGTCATGCTTCACAATCTCATTAAGAGAAGGCTACAGCATGACACCGACAATATAGACTGTCAAGGATGATGCTACAGCTCAAGTCATTGAAAGATTTTGGTAGCTGTCTATGGTCGCGCTGACTTAAACACAGGAACGCTATTCAATCACACTGATGGAGGTGATGGTGCTTCAAATCTCTCAGAGATCACGCTACAGCGCATGTCAGACGCCCAAAGGGCCACGTGGGGGAGATCCAGAGATTAGAGCAAAGAAGCCAGCAGGGATTAAGGATGCATGGGCGGATCCAACTGGTAAATAGCCACCCGAGGACCTGCTGATATACTATACACGAGATGAATACGCTGGCCGTTGGAATTCTCATCTCTTCCTGCGGTTCCTCGTCGGGCGCCGCATCATCCTCATGATCGTTGATGCATACGACCCCCGCAATCACAAACTACCTGGACAAACGATATGGGCCACAAGGCAGCCAAGAAGGCGCGCAAGCTCCTCAATACCCTCCAAGCTCAAACCGGCGATAAGGACAGCTGGACGGAGCACGTCTATGTCGAGAACGAGAATCGGCGGAAGAAGCAGCTCGTTGAGCTGAAGACCGGCGAGGAGAAGGAGATCACCGTCTCCCTGGGTCAGCTGACCCTTAAGCCTGGCTCCGGACGCGCGGTCTACAAGGTCATCAAGCGCGCGATGCAGGGCAAGGCCTCAGGCGTCAACAGCAAGCCGTTGACCAACTTCCCAGTCGCGACCGCTGGCTTGCCTGTACAGCAGAAGCTGCTGCCCGTCGCCGAACCCACCTTCATCGAAACCGAAGAGTGATCATCGACTTAGAGCGGAAAGACGCTCTAGCCCAGGCGATTGTAATGGCTCACGACAATGAGATCATTGACATCGCCTGCCGCACGCTTGACACGTCGTACAAGCAAGTCAGCCATGTTTGGGTTGGCCCGAAACGAGCTCTCCACATGACGCTCTCGCTCATTGTAGGCTCTAAGGCCCGCATCGAGCATGAGTACATCATCACGGGTGTGACAGGCGTCAAGCCTGGCTACAAATACTGCATGCTACGTCGCCATGTCGGCGACTACACGTCCACGCCACTTAAAGAGGCCTTTGAAGCATTTGCCTACGCGCGAGTGAAGCAGGGCCTTTGGCAAACCGAGTCCGCAATCAGCGGCTCTTCATAAAGCTCATAATGGTAAGGTCCCGAAGCACCTAGTATGACGCCGCTCTTTGGTTGAACTTCAGAAAAGAGGAGCGGGCTGAGGCGTCCCAGATTCGCCTTTCCCTGTGTTAGAGGCCCGGGGATGGAGCATGTACGAGCATGCCCGATAAACAGCTATGCCTAAGTCATCTTTGCAGATAGCGGTACTCCGCGGCTGATAACTCGTTGCAAGGCAGGAGGGTGATGGCTCCTGACCAACTGTAACACTCGTCATGGAATCCCAACGGTTAAGGGGTGGGAACCATGGGTGTGCCTGCTGTCTACATCCCCCGGACGGTACTATTTATGGGCGCACAAACCTGCATCTAAATGCAATAGGACACATGGCTTGGCAACCGCCAACACCTTCGTTCTAAGCATATGATGAGGTATGGGCCTCCTAAGCCTTCCGTCAGCTGTTGCTTAGTACTGGAGGTCGGGATCACGTCGTTTGAGCTCCACGTGACCTTGCCCGCATTGGTGTGAAGGTAGAGCTGCCCGTTCTTCTGGCTCAGCTTGATGTCAGTAGGTGCTGTTGCAGCTTAAGGAGCTTTTGCGCTCGGCGCTCATCGAGAATCTCCCGTTCACCGATGCTCTTCTCCTGGTTGCAAGGATAGCACATCGTTGTGGTGTTGGTCAGGTCATCCCTGCCGCCGAGCGAGCGAGCGAGGGTGTGGTCATGAGTGAACAGGACCTCCTCTTGCGTTTCAGGGTGAACGCCGTAGAGGTTGGCGTGCGGGTTGTCATTGCCCGGATTGTTCGTTTGGCGCTCGACGCCAAAGTGCGTGGCTTGCAAGCCGCACTTAACACAGCAGAGCCGTGCACGGTCACGCCCAAACGTACGCATGCGGAGCGAGACCACGCCGATGCTGTACCCTTCGAAGAGCACGCGCCCCTTCCTGAGGCCCATGTGCTCCTTGATCGCGTCTAAGACAGGCTCAAGGGGTATGTTGGCCAAGCGTGTGTAGAGCTGTGCTGTCATCGTTTGTATCTTTGGAAAAGTTCAAGCGTGACTTCGGCTATCGTGTCAGCCTCCTTGTCACACGTGTGGGTTGACTGCCAGATGCGAGAAGATCTTGTAGTAGGCCGTTGCGGTGCTTGTGTCACCTCGCTTGCGCTCCTCCGTCGGCCACTTGAAAAGGGTCTCGACCATGACCAATGTTTCAATGTGCTCGGGGCTCATGCTTGCACGCTAGCCACAAGAGCGACGGGCAGCTTGGCCAGGAAGTCAACCATGTCGGTAGCGGTCTCGCCGCAAGCCTTGGTAGCTTCCATCCACTTCAGCGGGCTCACGCCCTTGTTGGGCATGTTGAGGAAGGCGTTGATTGCCGTGCCCTTGACCTTGCCTGCTTCGAAAGCCTGATCGAGAGCGAGCGCGTCGGCGTCTTTGACGTTCTTTTGGCTTGCTGAAATCTTCCCGCCGCTGAAGCTGCGGGTCAAGTTCAGCCGATGGCCAGCGGCTGACACAACAGTAACGCGGATGTAGTCGTGCTGCGAAGTGTAGAGTGTCTTCATTGCGAGTCCTTAAGTTTACCGATTGCCGATATGATGATTGTACATCATCACGGACCACGGTGAAACAAGAACTTACAAAAAGACGGTCACGAAGCTGGCTCAGCTTCGTGTTTTACCTTACCAGAAGACAGGGACCTGCTTCTTAATGAGGTCATTGACCTCCTTGAACCGGTCATTCAAGAACTCAACCGCACGGTCACGTTCCATCGGCGACATGGCCCACACGTCATTACGTGTGTAGTGGCCACGGAAGTAGTAACCCATTGACGTGAGCGATTTAACCAACGCTTCATTCTCAGTCTCGAAGGACTTGAACACTCGGGTGATGACCTGTTGGTCACCGGAGCCAATCACCCGTAGAAGAAAGAAATTGGGTTCAGGTCGAGCGGGTGAGGGAATGTCTCACCGCAGTCCTTGCATACCAGCTTAGCGGTGTAGTCGTAGCCCCAGCTGTCCGTTCGGCTGATGCCAGCCATCAGCTCATTGAGGAGCTTCTTGGACACGCAGCGAAGCCACTCAACCAGCTTAGACCTGTCAGTGATCGGCGTTGACGTGGCGTCATTTTGGACACTCTCGATCACATTTAGCAGGTCATCAATAGCTACTCGCTCGAGGTCATCATCTGACGGCTTATGACCGTCATTCTCAGCTCGATCCATCTCCATGCGCATGTGCATGATGCGCAGCGAGTCCTCATAGGTGTTCGGCTTGATGTTGACCACCTGCTCGTTTGACAGGGTAACCTTGTAGAGGGTGTCCTTGTGCTTAAGCACGCCATTGTTAGGCTGTGACAGCAGATGCTCGATGTTTAGCTCGTACGAGTGCTGCTTAGCGTTCTCGCAGTCATGCTGCGTGCTGAGCTGCATGACTGGGCCGTAGGTAGCGACTCGTAGGAAGGTGAACAGCGCGTCCACGTCCTTGCTGATCAGCAAGCCAGGCTTCAGGATCTCGGGTGCGCATTCGGCGCAGATGTCCTTGATGATCTTGCCTGAGTAGAGCAAGTCAGCTGAGCGAACCTTCATCTCCATCAATGCTGACATGGGTGACACGTGCACTTCGCCGTTCTTAACGGACTCGGCGAGCACGCCAGGCCCGTAGAAGACGCCCATTGACGGCAGCGCGAAGACGCGACCTGGGAGCTTGACTTTGCTTAGGAGAGGATTTGTCATTTGCGTTTTTTTGAGGATGCTTTATTGATGCTGCCTGGCTGCGACTGCTGCCTGACAGTTTGAATCTTGGGAGGCTTCATGACCTTGTCTCGAGTCATCGCTAGCGACTTGATAGGCATCTTGATCAGCTTCCAAATGGGGCACATGCGAGCGAGCTCGTAAGTCATGAGCGGTTCATCACCGTTGATCATGCGTGACTCGTTGGCCTGCATCATCCACCGAAGGAAGACCTCCTTGAACGGGATCGGCTTGACAGGAAGGTTGTCAAGGTCGAGCACAAGCATCTGCATGTTGGTAGACAGCGGCAGCAGCGGGATGGCGCGGTACCGCTCATAAGCGGCTTCGAGCAAGCCAGATGACTTCAGCATGATGCCTAGCGTCTTGAGGGTCTTAGCGTCTATCTCGGTGTTCATAATAAATAGTCAAAGCTATTTATCACCTCCTGGAGTCCACTCAGTGGCCGACAACAAAGACAGCGCGCTAAAAGATGTAGAAAACCTGACGCGAGGCCTTAGGGCGGCCGCGACGGAGGCTACGCGTCTGGCACGCGCTACAGCCAGGCTTGAGAAGAACATGGACGAGGCGAGCAATGTCGTCTTGGACAAGACAGCGAGCGCTCTGACGGCCCTAGCTAAGCAGTCAGGCCTGTTAGAAGACTCGATCAAGGAGCAGATCAAGGCTCACAAGCATTCGCCTCGCGAGCTAGCCAAAGTCATTGACCGGCTTGAGCAAAAGGGTGACTCGCTTGTCAAGGCTCAAGAGGCTTACAAGAAGAGCCTGAATGAGATCAAGCACAAGCATAAGCAAGCTATCAAGGCCGCCAACGGCAATACTGCTGCTGAAGCTAAGTCTCGCAGCGCAACGGTCAAGGCCGCATCAAGGGCCCACAGCGTCTTCAGGAATCAGCTCAACGATCTAGGTATCTCAGCCGGAGTTGCGTCAAAGAATATTGATGCGTTGGTCGCTGAGGCTAAGGCCAACAAGGCTGCCATCATCCGCGCGTCCCAAGACCTCGCAAAGCCGTCGGCTCGCATCGGCAAGGCTCTCGAGGGTATGCACTCAAAGGTGCAGGACAGCATCGGCGGCTTTGGCAAGTTCAGCATCGCGCTCGACCTGGCCAAGAAGGCTGTGGGTGAGCTTTGGGGTCAAAGCATCCGTCTAGCTAACAAGGGCCTTGTCGGTTCAATGGCTCAGATGAACATTTCAGCTCTTAAGCTACGGATGACGGCTGAAGAGTTTGAAGGGTTGGTTAGCGCAAACCGTGACATGATCGCTGTCATGGGCGGCGGCGCTGAAGGCATTGCTAAGTTTGAGTCGGTCTTGTCGGCGTCATCCGTTGGGCTCGAGTACTTGGGCAAGGAGGGCAAGAAGGCTGCGGCTGTGATCCTCTCAGGCTTCTCAAAAGCCGGCTTTGGCATGATGAGCGCCAACAAAGATGTTTCGGACGCCTATACCTCAAACATCAAGGCTTTGAACAAGCAGTTCAAGCTGTTCAACGGCGCGTTCGGCGATACAGCTGAAGAGTTCGCTAACCTCTATGAGCAACAGCTGAAGAGCGAAGGCTTGCAAGCACGGCTGATCAGCGGCGACACGAAGACGATCGGTTTGCAAATGCAAGAGATCATGACTCGGACCCAAACGCTGAAGTTGATGGGTCTGAACAATGACCAGATCGTAGAGATGACCAAGCGGGTCGACGCAACATTTAATCCTCAGCAGAACAGGCAGGCTGATGCACAGATGGAGCGCGCTGCGGCTCGACAAGCAATTGCATCGGGCGCGCAGGCCGTTCAAGGCACCGACCCTGACATCTCTAAAAAGTTGATGGACTTTGTGTCATCAGGTGAGATGGAGCGGCTCCAAAAAATGAGCACGCAAGATCAAAGCACTTACATGGTTAACAACGTCGAGCTGTTTAAGTCGATGGCCAAGATGCGAGACATCATTACTGCCCAGCGTGACGCGGATGGTACAGACGCGAGCTTTAAGGGCAATGTATTCGTTGACCGAGCAGCCGCAGCGGGTAAAGAGCTCGAAAAGTACATGGGCTTAGGTAAGGATGCAAATAGCGCTCAAGCTCGAGGCTTCGACCAGTCAAAGGCTGGCCAAGACAAACTCGCGGCTGCGTCATATAGCAATACGCTGTCAGGCGCCAACGGCGAGACGACCGAGCTAGGTAAGGCATTTGGCCGGCTGCGAGACGCTGTTGACGGTGTAACAGCCGTGATGGGCAACCCGTTCACGTCAGCTGTCTCAGCGTTTGGCGCTGCGATGCTTGCTACCAGCTCAACCGTGCGCGGCGCTGTGCAGAACGTAGCAGGTAAGATGTTAAAGTCGGCAACGTCCTTCTCTACAGGTGTAGGAGGCTTGCTTAAGAACGTCCTAGGCGGCGTGATGCGCTGGGTCATGGCCTTCGGCCTTGACAAGGTCTTAGGTTTGGCTGGTGTCGGTGATAACAAGATTGATGAAACCCAGGATGACGCCAACTGGAACCAGATGACTGCGTGGGAGAAGATGCAGTCAGGTACGGGTCGTGGCATTGAGAAGGTTGGCTCGTTCTTCGGGCTTGAGAACATCACCAACTCTGCTCAAGCAGGCCGTATCGACAAGGAGAGCGCTTGGCTAAAGAGCCAAGGCCGAGGCGCCACGCCGACATCAGTGCCGCAAGTCTCTGCACCGCCAGCCGCAGCCACACCGACTCAAAGCAGTGCGACAAATAAGACAAACGAAGCTCTGATGCTGAAGGCGCTCGCCGACAAGGGCATCACCGATCCTCGTCAGCAAGCGATGTTGATGGGTCAGCTCTCGCACGAGTCGGGCGGCTTCAGCAAGCTGTTTGAAGGCGGCGCTGCCTCCTACTTTAGCAAGTATGAAGGGCGCACGGACCTGGGTAACACAACGTCAGGTGACGGCTACAAGTTTCGCGGTCGTGGGTTCATACAGCTGACGGGTAAGTCGAACTATGAGCAGGCCTCAAAAGCGCTCGGAATTGACCTCGTGGGCAACCCAGACATGGCGTCTGATCCACAGATCGCCGCACAGATCGCCGCATGGTATGTGACGAAGGACCGCGAGGGTGGTTCATCAGCCGACCTCGCCGCCAATGGTGACTTCAACGGGTTGACTAAGTCGATCAACGGTGGCTTCAACGGCGTAGAGGATCGTTCAAACCGGACGATGCAGTACTTAGCCCAAGTACAAGCAGGCAACATGCCGTTGGTCACGCCAGGTCAGGCTACCGTCACTACGCCTGTACCGGCTTCCGCGCCTGTAAGCGGCACGTCGTCGGCTCCAGTCATGACCGGCTCGCGCCAGGTTTCAAGCAACAACCCGACGCTAGATGAGCTGCAAAAGCATACCTCCCTGCTTAGCTCGCTGGTCAACCTCCTCGGTAAGTCACCTGGCTCACGCCGTGGCTACCAGATGGACCCACAAGCCGGAGCAAATGTAGCGCCTTAAGCGGCGCCTAAATAGCTCCATTGATCGTGGATAAATAAGTATAGCCGTTGCTACAATGCTATCATCGATTCAGCTCGACATCGCATTTTAGATGGCTATGCTGAACGTCATCATGTGCTTCCCAAATCATTGGGCGGGACTGATGACCAGAGTAATGTGGTTAGCTTAACAACACGTGAGCATTTTATCTGTCACGCCTTGCTTGTGAAGATGACCGAAGGGAAGGATAAGTACAAGATGGTACTTGCCTTAGCCAAAATGAAATGCTTTAGCCCTGATCATGAGCGATATGTGAATGCACGGTTATTTGAGTTTGCTCGACAGCAGCATAGCATAATGCAACGAGATCCGGTGCTTGATGTTGAGCGTCGAAAGAACATTTCTGCTGGTTGGGCAGCAAGGACTAAGAAAAAGATTCTCTCGGCTGAGCATAAGCGTAAGATCGCTGAAGCTGGTCAAGGTCGGTTACATACCGATGAGTATAAGGCGCATATGTCTCATAGCAAATCCCAATACTGGGCCGATAAGAAGGCCTCAGGTGAGTTTTACTCAACACGTGTATGCCCTTGCGGTATAAGCGGTCGAGGCCCTAACATGTCTCGTTATCACTTTGCAAATTGCAAGGGAGCAAAATAATGGCTGGTCAATTTGTAGACTTCTGGAGGATTGTCAAGCCCTCCGCACCGAAGACCAGCTACGTTGGTGACCCTGACGACTTCAAGCTCTACAGCAACTTCAGCTGGTATAGCAAGGTCATGAAGGGTGCGGGTAGCCGCTTCCAAAAGTACTCGCAGTACAAGAACATGGACGGCGACGTGTTCGTCTCTCGCGCGCTTGATCAGATTGCGGCTGAGATGACGAGCGAGGACACAAAGACCAACCTCCCTTTCAAGATTACGTATCAGTCTGAGGCCAATGAGGAGGTGCCTGAGAACATCGTTGTGACCGTGCGCGCTGCCCTGCGGCACTGGTGTGACATGCAGAACCTGTATAAGCTAAGCTTTGACATCGCTCGCATGACGGTCAAGTTCGGCGACTGCTTCTTCCGCAAAACCTCTGACTTCAAACTGTGGGAGTATGTTGACCCGTCCGACGTGATCGGCATCCACTTGGACAAGGAAACGGGCAAGCCCCAGTTTTACCAAGTGCGTAAGGGCGACAGCTCTGACAAGAACTCCTTCGGTGACGCTGAGATCGTGCCTGCTGCAGGCATGGTCCACTTCTCGCTGTCTTCGGGCATCGGCGACAATGGACCGTTCGGCGAGTCCGTCCTCTTTCCGGTCATCAAGGCGTTCCGCCACTTGAGCTTGCTGCAAGACTCGGTCATCATCTACCGAATCGTGCGAGCCCCTGAACGTCGCGTCTTCTCGATTGACGTGGGCAACATGCCGCCCCAGCGCGCTAAGGCCTACCTCGAAGCGATCAAAAACGAGATCAAGCAGAAGCGCATGCCTAACGAGTCGGGCGGTCAAGAGAAGATCGACAGCGTCTACAACCCGATGTCCATGGTCGAAGATTACTTCTTCATGCAAACGGCCGACGGCCGAGGCTCAAAGGTTGACACGCTCTCCGGCGGTGAGAACCTCGGCGAGATCAAGGACCTGAACTACTTCCAGAACATCTTCCTGCAAGGCCTGCGGATCCCATCGAGCTACATGCGCGGTTCGGATGACAACGGCTCGCAGGTGCAGGACGGTAAGGTCGGCGTCGCCTACATGGAGGAGCGCAACTTCTTCAAGTACGTGCAGCGGCTGCAGCGCAACCTATGCCCGTCCTACGACCGCGAGTTCAAGGCTTACCTCAAGTCAGCAGGCATCCGTGTCGACTCGAACCTGTTCAAGATTGAGCTCACCGACCCGCAAAACTTCGACGTGTACAAGCAGGCCGAAGTCGATGAGAAGTTGATGTCCAACTTCAACAATATCAAGGACGTTGAGTTCATCGCCGGGCGCGTTAAGCTGTCGCGCTACCTGGGTTGGTCAGAAGACGAGATCCAAATGAACGAAGAGATTCTCAAGAAGGAGCTTGGCCTGCCTGCCGATGACATCGACGAGCGCCTGACCATCATCCGCATGATGTACGACAAGAACTGGATCGAGCATCGCCCTGAGCCGAAGGTTGACGAGTCGTGGGACAACCACGTAGCGGCCTCGAAGCAGCAGGTAGCCCCAGAGGAACAAGAGCCGGCTGAAGACGAAGCCGCGCCGGAGGAGGAAGCTGAAGAAGGCGGCGAAGAGGAAGCTCCGGATGACGAAGCAGAAGCAGGCGCTGACCTGCCATCCGTCGATGACATGAAGAAGACCTTAGGATGAAGCTATCTAACCTGCTCGAAGGAGCTGTCCCCCGGCAACAGCTCTTGAAGTTCCAGCAAGAGTTGGTTGATCAGCTTGATGATGACTTCAACGTGCAGGTTAGCAGCGACAAGATCCTAATTCGACACCCTTCCCTGAAGCAGCCGATGAAGCTCGACATGAAGGACCCGGAGCATGTCAGATTTTACGCTCAGAAATGCAGCATTAACCATCCGCTGTTCATTCACGGTGTAGTCGAGATCATCAATGAGCGAATGGCTATTCCTAAGATGAAGGCGTGGCTGCTCGCGCATGGCTTTAAGCAGCTCACAAATGATGAGAAAGCTGAGCTGTGCGCAAGGCATAACGTGACACTGTATTCAGCTGGCTCGAAGATGGAGAACTTCCATCATGAAGCACACGGCAGCGAGCCTCCGATCATCGTGATGCTTGGTTATGACAGCTATAAGAACGTGCATATGAATTACATGCTGTTGCCATTTGATAAGATGCCTCAAAATAAGTTTCTCCAAGGCCATGACTTTGAGGGCTATGATGACATGGTCAAGAAGCTCGAGAAGATAGTATGAAGCTGACTAACCTGCTTGAGCAAACCGTTACCTCGAAGGATATGCTCACTGTTCAACAAGCTGTTGTGGATGACTTGCATGATGACAGCTGGGAGATTAGCTTGTCAAAGGGTGCATTGACAATGAAAAAGGGCGACGTCAAAGTAACATTCAACTTTGAGAGCCGTACTATCACCTCAGCTCAGCCTAAGCTCGTCTACGAGGTTGACTTTGCTGACCATCCCGAAGCGGCCTTGCTATCAGTGGCTGCCCTACTTGACCTGAAGCATGAGTTGGTTAAAAGCTTAAAAGGCTACAAATACAGCTTCATCATCAATGACGGCGACGGGACGATTTTGCTAATCGCTGAGAAGCGCATCCACCCATCGACATTTGAAGTACGCTTTGAGTTTGAGTATGACGGTGAGTGGATAGCTAATCATGCTGATAAGTCAGGTGACCGAACAGCTAGTTTTACCTCACTTGAAGACACCATGGTGTGGGTCGAAGAGTGGGAAGGATGAAGCTCTTCACGGATTAGCCTTCACTAGCATTTTGCTCGGTAAATAGCACAGTTACTCCCCAAGGGATCCCAATGTCTGACAAGCTCGTTCTCATCGAAAGCATCCACCCGTCGAACGCACGGCTGATTGTCGAGGAGCATGACTCTACGAAGTCCTCCTACCTCAGCGGCATCTTCATGCAAGCTGACCTCGTCAACGGCAACGGTCGTGTGTACCCGCTGGAGGAGATCGCCGCTTCGGTGAACTCGATCAACCAGCGTATCGCTGAAGGCCAGACGGTCTACGGCGAGCTGAACCACCCCGACAACCTGACGATCGACCTCAACAACGTGTCGCACATCATCACCGAGATGAAGATGGACGGCGCAAACGCGATCGGCAAGGCACGCATCATCGAAGGTCACCCGAAGGGTCAGATCGTTAAGGCTATCTTGAACGCTGGCGGCAAGCTGGGCGTCTCCTCGCGCGGCTCGGGTAACGTGGTCGAAGGCCGCGTGTCAGGCTTCTCGCTAGTAACCGTTGACGTAGTTGCAACTCCGTCCGCACCGAATGCATTCCCTGGCCATGTCATGGAAGCGCTGACAGAAAATAAGAAGATCATGACCCTCGCTGAAGCGATGGTCCACAGCAATGACGCCCAGAAGTACTTCGCGAAGGAGCTCGCCTTCTTCTTCGAAAAGCTCACTGGCCAACAGCTCAGGAAGTAATCATGGAACTCGAACTTTTGAAGTCCCTCGTCATCCTCACGGAGTCGAAGGCTAAACCTAAGGTAAAGAAGGAGCCTGAAATTGCTGCAGATGATGCAGCTGTAGCTCCTCCTGAAGGTGATACAAGCCTCGCGCCGAATAAGACAGCGTTCTTCTTCCGTCCGAAGTTTGACATCTACACAAACCTCGAACAAACCGAGAATCAAGACCTTCGTCGCGAGACGAAGCGCGTCTACGCAATCTTCGGTCGTGAGCATGAACGTGCTGCCGTCTACGGCGTCACCTCAGGCTCTGAGCGCGAGTTCAAGCGTGCCGCACGTGCCCTGGGCATCTCAACGGACGGCGAAGTTACCCTGGAGCGTGTCAAGCGTGCAGGCTTCACCCTCACTGGCCGTATCGGCATCAAGCGCTTGATGAAGCGCGGCGACTTCGTTGTGTCCCTTGTGGGCCCGAATGATGACGCAGCGCCGATCACTTTCTACACGGCAAAGCCGATTGAGGAGCAATAAATGTTGGACGTAAAACGCACTGGATATGATAACCTCTGGCTCGTAGTTGGCCATGACTGGCAAGCGCGTATGCTCGCCCACGGTTTTGCCGGCGATGCATGGCAAGCTGAAGCAAAACGCCTGACGGACAACTTCGCCAAGCTGGACAAGAAGGACGTTGTTGAAGTTGCTAAGTGGGAGAACGAAGTCCTCCACGCTTGCGGCATGCATGGCAAGCCGCTGCCAGCCGTTAAGCAGCCTGAAAAAGTTGTCAAGGCTGTGGCAGTTGAAGAGGTTAAGGCTGAGCCTGTTAAGGCCGCTGAAGCTCCTAAAACTGAGTAACACTGAAGCGGCTTAGCGACAAAAGCTCGCTAAACCAGCCCTTCCAAGAGGGCGCAATCAAGGGCCGAAGCATCATAACGGCGATGCTTCGGCCTTTTTTATCATCAAAAAGTAGCATATTTTTCAGAATGCTAGTAAATATCCTCTGTCAAAGATTGATTTGACAGCAACTCTAAACCGGAGACAACACGAATGGATGAAATCCTCAAAAAGCTGCTTGAGTCAGACTTGCTGAGCGAAGAAACCAAGGCCACGTTGGCGGAGCAGTTCAAGACTGCCACCGACACTTTCCTGGCCGAGGAACGCGCCAAGCTCGAGACTGAAGTCAACGCACGCCTGACGGAGGAGTTTGTCAAGGCCCGTGAAGAACTCGTTGAAAGCCTGAACATTAAGCTCGACGAAACCATCAAGGGCGAATTTGACGAACTCAAGGGCGACATCGAACAGTTCCGTGACCTCGAAGTTGAGTTTGCCGAAAAGCTCGTTGAAGAGAAGGAACAGCTTGCTGTCCGCTTCGGCGAAGAGATGGAGATGCTTGTTGACAAGCTCGACCTCTTCCTCGAGTCCCGCGTTGACGCGGAGTTCGAAGAGCTCAAGGAAGACATCGCTGAGGTCAAGAAGCTCGAACTCGGTCGCAAGATCGTTGAAGCGTTCGGCGTTGAGTACAAGAAGATCTTCAAGGAAGACACTTCGAAGACTGAACGTGAACTCACTGAAGCACAAGACAAGCTTGCAGACGCTACCAAGCGCCTGGCTGACATCGAACGCCAACGCGTCGCTGAAGCCCGCCAAAGCAAGCTGGACGAGCTGCTCACTCCGCTGACGGGTTCCACCCGCGAGCAGATGAAGCTCATCCTCAACAATGTATCCACTGAGAAGCTGGACGAAGCGTACAAGGTTTACCTCGCACGCGTTCTGAAGGAATCGACTGTGGCTACCCCGGTGACTGCAAAGCCGGAAGCTGTTGTACAACTGACCGAAAGCAAGGTTGTCACCGGTAACGAAGGCGAAACTGAACAAGTTCAGAAAGTCGATGCAATCACAGACCCAACCGCCGCAGCTTGGCTTTCGCGTCAGCGTAAGCTTGCTGGCATGGCATAACCCTACTCCCTGGAGACACTCAAATGCAATTTCTGAAAGAAGCAAAGGTTTGGGGCGAAGCCAAGTCCGCTCTGCTCGAAAACCTTGACCCGACCAAGACGCGTATCGTCGACCTCGCGCTGGAAAACCAGCGCAAGTACCTCCTGGAAACTGCTGGCGCTGACGTCGTTTCGACCGGCAACGTCGCTAACTTCCAGAAGATCATGATGCCTATGATCCGCCGGATCATCCCTGGCACCATCGGTACCGAAATCGTTGGCGTTCAACCGCTGACTGGCCCAACCGGTCTGATCTTCTCCATGCGCTACGTTTACAAGAACGCAGCAACCACGGCTGAAACCACGGCTGGCGACATCGCAGTTGATGACGAAGCTTTCGGCAATACGTCTGCTTCGGCACCGTACGCTGGCAAGATGCGTCGCTTCTACTCCGGTGGCGTGACTCCTGGTGCTTCGGGCGGCCTGTACAACGCTTCTGGCGTTGCAAACGGCGGCGCGTTCACACCGGCTGGCGCGTTCTCGCTGTCTAGCTCCCCACTGTCTGGCAACGCCGGCGATGTCATCGACATGGAAGCCTTCCCAGGCCGTTCCATGGGCATCCAAGTGCTGCGTCAGGCTGTTGAAGCCAAGACCCGCAAGCTGCAAGCTAAGTGGTCGATCGAAGCTATGCAGGACCTGTCCTCGCAGCACGGTCTCGACCTCGAAGCTGAGATCACGCAGGCTCTGTCTGCCGAAATCGTGCACGAAATCGATAACGAAATCGTTACCGACCTGATCCGTCTGGCTGGTACGACTGAGCTGTTCGATATGGCTGGTTCCTTCACGGGCACCCCGCACTACATCGGTGACCGCCACGCTGTTCTCGGCGTGCTGATCAACAAGGTGGCAAACGACATCGGCGCTAAGACACGTCGCGGCATGGCGAACTTCGCTGTGGTCAACCCGCAAATCGTGTCGGTGCTGCAGTCCGCTGCAAAGTCCGTCTTCGCACCTGCCGTTTCTGGCTCGTTCGAAGGTCCGAACAACACCAAGCTGGTTGGTACACTGAACGGCGCGATCAAGGTTTACTCCTTCCTGTTCGATGCATCGTTCGGTACTGTGGCAGCTGCTTCGGCAGTCCCAGGTGGCGCAGGCGCTTCGTCGCAGATCGTTCTGATCGGCTACAAGGGCGGCAACGGCGAAACGGACGCAGGTTACTTCTACTGCCCGTACATCCCGCTGATGACCAGCAACACCGTTGTGGATCCACAGACCTACAACAACCAAATCGCGGTCATGACCCGCTACGGCAAGGCAACGTTCACTTCGAGCGCTTCCTCCCTGGCGAACTCGGCCGACTACTACGGCAAGATCGTCGTCAACAACCTCACGTTCCTGTAATCCAGGAAGCCGTCGCAAGGCGGTGTTGTTTACGGCTCAAGCCAACTCAGGCCACCCGCGGGTGGCCTTTTTCTTGCTTGAAGTTTTCTACTCATGGAAAATGTAAGCTGCGAAAGGCTGTGTTTTAAGATCCGCCTCTCATAACGGATCTTCGTCATGGCATTCAATAAGTTAGCAGCCTTCAAGAAGCCTAAGGCGTTAAAGTCAGCTGATGTTGAGTATGAAAGGAACAACATCTTCAAGATGGTTAGTCTCCTGACACCTAAGCCTCCTAAGCCGACATTTAAGCGTTGGGAAGATCCGCTTCACAAGCTTGCCATCACAGCTGCTCCTCCTTCTGCTTGGCAAGAAGCCGAGTATAAAGATCGGCAAGATCGGCAAGTTCGGGCGATTGAAGACGCGCTTAGCTAGTTTACATGCATCGGCGGACTGAATAAAATCCGTACATGGCGCACGCTAGCATCCCATTCTTCCTCAAGCTGCAAGCTGCGCTCATCGACAACATCGATGATTGCAAGACTAGGCTTAAACGGGAACAGGATGAGCCTTGCCTCATCTATCATGACCCGGCCCTCGGCCGCTTGTACTTTAGGCATATCGGAAAGTCCATCACTGTTAGCATAGGCCGAGACGGCAACCGCGAACGTGTGACCAGGCTGCCCAGCCCGATCTCAGCAGCAATTGGGTCAGAGCTGTTTGAGGAGAACATGAGCTCGATCGGCATTGCGGTGACCCACATTGTCTATCGTCGTGCCCGCGCTCGGGACACGTTGGATAACACCAATACCTATAGCGAACTGGTCTTCGATAAGTTCTATGCTGTCGTATAAGCGTTTCCTGCTTGAGGTTCAACAGCTTCTGCTATCGAGCGATGAGGCCATTGGGGCTCTCAAGGTGCCTAGCACGACCGTGCACTCGGTGCGGATCATTTCTCCTAGCGACCGTAACTTCCTGAACGGCGACGAAGTCACCTTTGGCGGCTGGGACATCCCGTGACTTCAAAAGAGAGATGGGTAGCTGGCCATAAGCCCTGGTAAATAGATGCATGAGCATCTTTACCACCCTCCTCGAGAACGACGAGACCGCCAAGCTAGAGGCTTGGAAGGCTGGCGTTAAGAAGGCGCATCCTGACTATGCGTCCAAGATCCAGTTCAAGGGCCGTACTGAGCCTGGCAAAGACGGCAAGTCACGGAACCTCATCAATGCTGAGGTGCCAGGTCTCGACCGTTCTTTCGGCGTCTTCAACCTTGATGACCCCGATGACAACGAAGTCCTAGGCGACTGAAAACCAAGTAGGCTGTTCGCGCTTGGTCCACTTGGCCAAGTGCTGCTTGCACTTGACATAGTACCTACGGTAGGCTTCGACAGCATTCGAGCCTCGTAGCTCCTCGGGCATCGCCTGAGCGGGTTCGGTGAACCCGATGTCATCAAGACCTTTAGGCGCCTTTGCAAGGAACTCACCTAGTTCTCTGACTGTTTTCCCTACGCCTGGTGTAAAACGGCACTGCCGCTCGATATCGAGCTCTATCATTAACTGATAGAGCCTTGCTACGTCTAACCCAGACGGCGCACGGGTGGTTGACGTGCGTCGCAACATAGCATATACGATTTGCGATGGTAAGGCGCTGAGCATCTAAGTTAAAGACAGCATCCTCGCCTGCCAGCTTCAAGATCCGCTTTCCCTTGTGCTCGACGTAGCTGCCATTGAGCAGCCTGTGAGTGCTTAGCATCTGTGCTGATTCAAGGACCATCTTGACCACATGCTTGTCAGCGTGTTGTTGGGCTGCTAACGCTGGGTCATCTGCTAGCATGAAGATGTTCATGTCGCCATCATAACCGCTCGGCAACAGATAGTAAACACGCAAAGAAAAGGCCGCTCATCGAGCGGCCTCGTCGCTAACCTGCTAGGATTAGCTGATTGTCTTCAGGGCGCCGATGGCAGCCTTGATAGCAGCAGCGGTAGCTGCAACAGTGGTGGTGTTCGCTGGCGTGAGGTTGTCAACGATCACGGTCGGGAACGTGACGAGCTCGTCGCCTGAACCGGCTGTCGAATTGGTCGTCAGGTCATACTCGACGCCTTCGAGAGCGAAACCCTCGATGACGACTTGCAGGTTGGACAGGGCCAGGGCGCCTGCCGAGTTGATTGCAACGACGCGGCCGCGAACGGCGAAGTCGAACTGTTTCTTAGCAATTGCCATGGTGAGGGGGTCTCCGCAAAAAGGTTAGCGGATGTATTTACCTGGCCGGGCGGCTGGAAGCCAGCCCAGGAATGGCAATTGACACGGTGAACAATGTTCCAAAAAGATGTCAAGATGTCTAAAACCGTGATATATATCATACAATTGATGTTTCAAACATTGGTAAGAGGTTAAAGAGTGTAACTTGGTAGTTTACAAAGCTCGAGTATGGGATTAAATTCAAACCCGTGAACAGCAACGGCAACCGCCAAACAACGAGTTCACTTCCACCAACACCTCTGGAGTAGTACCAAATGAACACCGCAACCACCCCCGTTTCCACAGCCGCAGCCGCACCTGCACCCGCCCAGACCGCCTTCATCATGAAGGACGGGGACAAGTTCGCCTGCGTGGTGAACAACGAGCGGGTAGCGACCTCGAAGCATGCCGACTACGTCGAATACCATCTCCGCCGCGGCGACGTCAAGGTGCTCACCGAGCTGTCGATTAACAACATCGCCTACGTCGATGACAACGGCGTGGTCACGAAGATCGTGGCGGCTGAACGCACCCCGCGCCGTCAGCAACAGCGCGCCCAGAAGGCAGCAACGGCCGCCGGCGCCCCGATCGCGGTTCCGCAGGTACAGTCGAAGATCCCGGTCGCCGTCAGCCGCGCCGCCAAGGCTGCCGTCAAGCTGTTGGCGCCCGCCACACATTGAACGGCCAGCAACTTTTCTAACCTTCCCCTAAGCCCCCGGCTTTTTGTAAGCCACCCGATTGGGTGGCTTACTCATTTCCAGGCTGATTTCCAGGCTGAGAGCTTCTTACCAGTCAGCATCCTGGCCATTGCCTTGCGCTGCTTCTCATGCTCCGCAAAGACAAAGGGTAGCTGTCCTACAATCAGCGGTACCAGCTTCTCAAAGCTGATGATTGGTGAGTCAAAGATGCCAAACCAACCATCGCCGGCTCCGTACACGGCCCCTGCGCCCACGTAGATTTCAGCTGAGTCGCGCTCGCTTCTCGCTATCACAAGCTTTACGGTCTCTTCGTCATGCTTGACCGTCCCTGTATTGGTGATCAGCTCGCGCTTGATCGTGTGATGCTTGCGGGCCAGCTTGATATCGAGGTCAGCGTCAAACTCGACCAACGCTTGCTGGAGCTTCAGCGCACGTTGCACTGCGTTGTCGGGCGTGCTCATATACGGTCTCCACGAGAACTTCAACCTTGCAGCGGGACAGCACCGTTTGCTTGACGCCCTTGTACGTGTCGTGCTCGACGATCGTGCCGGTCACCTTGACGCTGTCCTCCTTGTGTAGGAGGTTACCTGCCGAGGTCTTCTTCCACTTGAAGGTCCGACCTTCGATGTCCCTCATGATCACCAAATAGTCATAGGTGTCATGGTAGTAATTGCTGGTGATCGGATGCACGAGCGTGACGGTCAGCTCCAGGTCTCGAGCGCGGTCACCGACAACGCCGTAGAACTCGTTGAGTGTCTTCGCCTTGCCAGGCAGCGAGCCATGAGCCTTGTGGTAGGTGTAGACGCTCGAGACGACGTAGTTCAGGTGGCGAGCTTCAACCTCGTTGGCGATCAGCATGATCGAGAGGTTCTTGAAGTAGTCCGAGTCGTAGCGCCGAGCCAGGATATAGGCGATGATCTTGTCTGCCAGCTCGTGGTCTTGGTCATCGATTGACTTGGCCTGGCCGTTAAACATCAGCTCCCACACATAATTGGTCGTGCCACGGGTATCTTCCGAGCAGAACTCGTACTTGCCACGCTCACGCACCACCTGGCAAGCGTAGGAGACAGCGAGCGCCGCAAGCAGCGTCACCGGCTTGTAGTCATGCCGTTGGCTGTTGTGATATGTGGGCTCGCGCTTGGCCAGGTCATTCAGGTAGTCAGACAGGGCCTTCAGAGAGGACATCCACCACGCAACGGCCTTCTCGGGGCTCTTGGCGCTGAGGAAGTCATCCATGCAGCTCGAGCCGACCTGCTTGTAAGCACCGTCATCGTGCTGCAGCAGCCAGGTGAACTTGCGCTTGCGGTTCTGCCCGCAGTGCTCGCACAGGTAGGCTGAGCTCTTGCGGTAGCTGTCAGGCGCGTTCTCGCCGGGCACCCCGAAGATCAGGTTGTCCTGGCCTTCAACCGCTTCGATGCGGCCGAGGAAGCGCCAGCCATTGAGCTTGATCGGCTCGCCGAACACCTCGATGTCAATGACCTCGTCAACTTGGTTGTTGCGGTTTGAGCGGAGGTAGGTGTCGGAAACCGTGTGAGCCAGCGGCTGGCAGCCCAGCTTTGTCGCCTTCTTGTTGAGCTTCTCCAGCTCAAGCACCAGCAGCGGCACGCACTCGGGAATGATGGTTGCTTTCAGCAGGCTCATTTTGTCACCTCGACAAACAGCAGTTGCAGGCCGCATTCTTTTGCGATGCGGATGGCACGAGCGCGTTCCAGCGGAGCCTTGGAATCCCACAGCACAGGCTCTCCGACTTCGTTGATGAATCCAACGCTTCGATCTTCAGCTCCATGTTGCTCTCCTCAAGCATTTGTTGCAGCCAAGGCAGCCTGCTTCGTACCCAGCGGCCCAACCGCCTTGCCAAGCAGATGCTTCATAGTGGTTGTAGTAGCAAGGCGCTTTTCAGGCTCAACAGGCTCGATGATCACTTCGTCCTGCACGTCGGCTGCCCAAGCGGGAACCGGGTCGTGCTTGAACTAGCGAAACCGAACAGGCTTGGCGGAGGTGTCATTGCAATGACGATACGTGATCGTTGCGCCAATGTCTGCCATGATGCTCTCCTTAAGTATCTGTTGAACGATTGATTTGATTATACACTTGATATAGCTCCTTGTAAATAGGCACGAGACATCCTATGTGAGGAAAACTTCGGAAGAGGCATCTCCCTGGCTATCTCGTCATAAATACACAGTCTAAGAAATTGACAGGAGACACCCTACCATGCCAACTCTCGTCTCACCAGGCGTTAGCGTTACCATCATCGACGAGTCGTTCTACGTCGCCGCTTCTGCGCCTTGCGTGCCGTTGTTCTTCGTCGCAACGCGCGAGGACAAGAAGAAGGCCGACGGTACGACGGATGCACCTGGCGCCAAGGAATCCAGCGTCGTTCGAACCATCACATCCCTGAACCAGTCTGTGGACACCTACGGTGTTCCATACTTCCGTGCGGACAACACCGGCGCTCAGCTGCACGGTGACGCTCGCAATGAGTACGGCCTCTTTGCGCTCAACCAGTATCTGTCCGTTGGCAACCGCGCTTATGTCGTGCGCGCCGACGTTGACCTGGCTGATGCACCGGTCGTAACTCTGACCCCAGGCTCCCCAACCTTCACCGGTGCGGGTAACGGTGCAATGACTTCGGTCGCTGTGAACCAGACAACTGGTCACGCTGAAACTTGGACCGTCACGGCTACCAGCTCGACGAACTTCTCGGTCTCTGGTTTTGTGTCAGGCGGTCAACCGACAGCCATTGTAGGTACGCCTTACAACAACGGCATCATCTCCTTCACGATCAATGCGGGTTCTACTCCGTTCTCGGCAGGCGATGTCTTCACGGTCGTAGTCACGTCTTCGACAGCCGCAAACCCGCTGGGCGCCAATGACGCTGCCAAGCGCGTTACGATTGTCACGGCTCTGGCCGCTGAGATCAACACGAACTCTGACGTGCGTTCGGACTACTACGAGTACAACATCATCCTGTGCCCTGGCTACCCAGAGGTCATCGACGAGCTGTTGAACCTGAACCTGTCCATCAACGAAGAGGCGTTCATCATCGCTGACACGCCGATGAACAAGAGCCCAGAGGATACGGCAACGTGGTCAATGACTTCGGCGCGCTTCCGCTCGCAGAACGTTGCGTACTACTACCCGCACGTCTTGGCCTCCAACCTCGACGGCGTTGACGTGCTGGCTTCGGCTTCGGGCGCTGCGCTCAAGACCTTCGCCTACACAGCGAACGTTGCTGAAGTTTGGTACCCACCTGCAGGCTTCCGCCGGGGCGTGCTGACTGGTATCTCGAATGTCGGTTACGTCACCGGCACGTTGGGTACGCCGACAACCTTCGTTCAGTCTCCGCTGAACCAAGGCCAACGCGACGTACTCTATGAGTATCAGAAGAACGTCAACATCATCCCGTACTTCCCGGGTCGTGGCTTCGTGGTCTTCGGTCAGAAGACCTCCTACAGCCTGACATCGGCGCTTGACCGGGTCAACGTCATGCTGCTGCTGCAAAAGCTGAAGCGCGAGATCCGCAAGGCCTCGATGGCTTACCTGTTTGAGCTGAATGACCGCATCACGCGCGACTCGATCAAGACGATGATCGATGACTACCTGAATGACATCATGGTCCGCCGTGGCCTGTATGATTACCTGGTAGTCTGCGATGACAGCAATAACACGCCGACTCGCATTGACCGTAACGAGCTGTGGGTTGACATCCTCGTCAAGCCGCCGAAGTCGGTCGAGTTCATCTACATCCCAATCCGGGTTGTTGCAACGGGTACTTCGATCTAAAGGCATAAACGCCTCTTCAAAAGCCGCCTTCGGGCGGCTTTTTCATGCGTGACTCCTGGACCTGAGGTGCATTGCGCCTCATCAACTTGGTAATTTTGTAATAAGCAACTGGCATACTGTGCTGGTTTACATTTGAGTCTCTTTTGGTTTAAGATTCTACATGTAGACTTTTGTAGGATCCCTTAAATGGAACTAGCTCAACGACCTGGGACCAGGCTTGAGCGGATCAAGTATTACTGCGACATCCGCCGTAAGACCTTCATTCGCAATGCTTTGGTCGATGATGACCTCGAGGTCAGGCGCGCCCTGTCCGACGTGGTGCTCTCCCTACGCACGGACAATGACACCGGGTTCCAGCAAGTGCTGGTCAAGACCATCCGCGGCTTTACGGTAGGCCATGGCAACGGCCTGTCGTCGTCGCTACCGGGCTTGCTCTTCGGCAAGGAGCACTCGCGCCGTAGGCGCGTTGACCCAACGAAGCTCTGGGACTTCACGCGCGAAGCATGGGGCCTCAAGGCTCCTGAGAAGCTGGCGGCCTGACATGGTGCCCATCATCTTCTTTGGCGGCCTTGCCTTCATCATCTCTACTTTGAGACGCAAACGCTGCTCATCACAGGAATCGCGTTTGTGATAGCTTTCTTGCTGGGCAGCATGCATACTCGCTCAAAGCAATGACGTGAGTTCTTGCATGGAGCTCAGTTGCGGCGCCTTCATGGTTTTCATCTTGGGCGCTGGCCTCAAGGAAGTTGTGTCGTGGGTGAGGTTGATTTTTGCTTAACTGAGCCTTTAGATGGTGTATAATCCATCTCAACACAACAGGGATACTTTATGGCCAGCGATGACCGCCTCAAGCACCTAGCACAGACAGTTGCGAATGCCATAGCGAAGCAGTACAACGCCCGAGGCGCTCGCATTCCGGTCCCGGTCCCGATGACGTTCGAGCTTGAGTTCGAACATCCAAAGTATGCGGGCTTGGCTACAACTGTGACAATACTGGATGGTCATGGCCTCAGGATCATCACCGAGCAGCACATCGCTCTGAGCATGACCGTGTTCCGGGACAACGTGCAGGCCTTCTTGAATACGGTCGTGCCGCACGAAGTGGCCCACCTCGACCAAAACTGGAAGGACTTCTTCTCCCAGTCTCAGTCCCAGCCGCACGGCTACGTGTGGCAGGGCTCAATGCGCGCCATGGCACAGCTGCCTAAGGCGACAATCGATCTCGATTACTCCAAGGCGGAGAAGGCCTGTCGAGAGCACAAGGCCGCAAAGAAGAAAGCGGCAAAGAAACTTCAACCGAAGGAAGCATGATGGCAACACCCCGGAAAGCTGCACCTGCAAAGGTCAACTACAGCCTGTTGAAGGCGGTCGAAGCTCAGTTTGGTGCTCGTAAGCGCGTTGACTGGACACCCGACGAGAAGGTCAAGGTCTGGAAGGCCTACCTGCTCGAGCTGAACGTTGACGGCAACAAGAAGGCCGCGT